AAGCGCGGCAAACATTGCAGTAAACAAGCCGGTGTTAATGCTGGCTGGTGCCAATGGCGCTGGCAAGTCAAGTATTGCCGAGGCAATTAAACACGCTCTAATTGCCGAGTGCGACCGCGTTGCTCTGAAAAAAGAATTTAACAAGCTGTTGCACAACGGTGCCGACGCTGGCCACGCAATCATTGGCACAAGCCTTGGCGATTATGCCGTGCTGTTACCTGAGGGCAAACAAACTGGCGCCGAGGGTTTGCCGTTTGGCCTTGAGTATTGCCTAAGCCCCGCCCGCTTTGCGGCATTGACGGCGGCAGACAAGCGCGCCTTTCTGTTTAAGCTCATGGGTGTAAAAGTAACGACGCAAGCCATTATTGCTAAGCTAGCCAGCCGCGGCATAGCGTCCACTGATATTGACGCGATCAGCCCGCACTTAGCCAGCGGATTTGAGGCCGCACACAAAGAGGCACAAAGCAAAGCCCGCGACGCAAAAGCCGCATGGCGTGCCATTACAGGCGAAACTTACGGCGCTGTTAAGGCGGCAACATGGGAGGCGCCAGCGGCTATGCCTGACGGAGCGCTGATTGCTGAAATCAAGGCGGCACTTGAGGCGGCCGACGGCGAGATTGCGGAGATTAACGGACGCTTGGGCGCTCTCAATGAGCAATTGAAAACGCACGCCAGCACCAATGCATATTTGCATAGACGTAACGAAAAGTTGGAAAGCTTGCGCGAGCACTCCGGCAAGTTTGCGCGCATACAAGACAAGCTCAACCGCGACACAAAGGAGCTTGCCGAATGGGAGGTTAAGGTTGCAAAAATAGAAATCTCGCGCCATAGCCAAGACGCATGCGGGTGCCCTGCTTGCGGCGTTATGTTGGTTTGGGAAAATCACGAGTTAGTTGAGGCTAAAGGCATGGCAACTGGCACCGAGGACGATATTGGAAAGTTGCCGGAATATACCAAGGCCCGCGACCTGTTACGCAGTGCCGTAGCCAATGGCCAACGCGACCTTTCCGCCGCTGAAAATGCCGCACGCAACTTGGCCGAGCTTGAAGCTGAGGAGGCGCCAGCGGTTGAAAGTGCCAACGCGATCACCATAAAAATTAGCGAGGCAAAAACAGAATTGGCCACGGCAAAAGCTAAGCGCCAAGAGGTTGCCGACGAGTTGGCCAGCTATGAGCAAATACAACGTGCGGCCAATGAGGCAAGCGCCAAAACTGCAAACGCTAAGGCGCACCATGACGACGTTGTGGCTTGGGATTTTATGGCTGAGCAATTGGCGCCCGGCGGCATCCCTGCTGAGTTATTAAGTGAGGCATTGGCACCTTTTAACACCGTGGTTGAGGATTACTACCAAATAGCACAATGGCCGCGAGTTTCAATTGACGAAAACATGGAGCTTTGGGTTGGTGGACGCCCTTACGCGCTACGCAGTGAGAGCGAAAGGTGGCGCGCCGATACGTTGCTTGCTCTGGCCATTGCTCGCATTAGCGGCGCCAAGGTTGTTGTGCTTGATCGCTTTGATGTGCTGGACTTGCAAGGCCGTGCTGACGCGCTTTATTTGCTGGACGAACTGGCAGAAAGCGGCGACGTTGAAACCGTTGTGCTAGCTGGCACGCTTAAAGCATTGCCGGCGCAATTACCGGCCAACGTGCAAGCGGCTTGGGTTGAGGCTGGCGTTGTTAAAACATTAGCGGAGGCGGCATAAATGGCGGTGGTTGAGAAATCATGCAAGACATGCCGCCACGTAACGGTTGAGCGTGCCCCAACAAACGCACACCGCTACATTGTTATTTGCACACTAAAGAAACGTGCGGCCGTTGAGGTTTGCAAAAAGTATAAACAAGTTAAGAGCACGGAGGCAAAGAAATGACAACAAAAGCCCCAGCGCAAAAGCTTTGCCAAAGTTGCCAGCGTCGCCCGTCAATCAAAAGTATTACTGACAACATGGGCAGAAAGCGCCGCTATTGTGAAGCCTGCCACTCAAGCCGTATGGCCTCAATTAAGAAAATTAAACAAGGAGCAAAAAATGCGATTAACGCTTAACGAATTACAAGCTATTACCGGCAGAACAGTGCCAGCCGCCCAAGCCCGTTGGTTTGAGCGTCATTATGGCCAAAAAATCCCCCATGACACCAAAGGCGTGATTATTACCGCCCAAGCATGGGAGGCATTGGTTGCACGCAAATGCGGCACCGTTGCCAAGGGCGAGGCCCAAAACCATATTGGCGGCGACATTGACGGGCGGCCAACGGTAAGGTTGACAAAAGGAGCCGAGCAATGAGCACTTGCAAACTAGGCGACCCACATTGTTTGGTAAACGGTGGGGCTGGGCGTTGCGAAAAGGGTTGCTTTGATAATGACGAAGTTAAGAATATTATAAATTATGATAACTCCGATTTACGCGACCTTTTTGCAAGCAAAGCAATGCAGGCCGAATTAACTTACTCAGGACTTGAGGGCAACAACGTAAAACATATTGCCTCCATGTCATACGAAATGGCCGACGCAATGATGAAAGCTAGGAATGCGTAAACGCCACGACAATAAAAACCTCTCGCACTCGCGCATATATGTGCGCGGGAAACGCTTTTACTTTTTCAGCGCCGACGCGATACAAAACCCCACAACCGGCAAGTGCCAAAAATGGCACTCACTTTGCCCGGTTGCTGAGGGTGAGTTGCGCGCGCGGGAGCTAGTCAACGAGATAACCAAGCTCAACACACAAGGCTCAGGCCGTGGCGACTTTGTAACCTATATTGAAACCTACCGGCTTGGCGTGATCAAAAAGCGCGAGAAGGATAAACCGACCGACGCCGCCCGGCTCAAAATGTTTGCCGAGGCAAGCAAAGAGATAACCCGCAAGTGCAAAATACTGGCTGAGGCTTTCGGGGATTTTGACGTTGTGCAAATCATGCCTGTGGACGTGGCAAAATTCCTTGACCAATGGGAGGGCCAGCGCTCGGCTCAGGTTTACCGCTCCCGCCTTTCTGACTTTTTCGCGTGGGCCTGCCGCAAAGGTTTGCGAAATGATAACCCATGCAGGGAGGTGAAAGTTGACAAGCCGGCCAGCCGGAGCCGTTACATTGAGCATGCGGAGTTTCACGCCATACGCAATGCCCTACTGATCGGCAAGGACGGCAAGCGCACGCCCAGCGGCGAAATGATGCAATGTTATGTTGACCTTTGTTACTTGCTTTATCAGCGCACAACCGAGGTGCGGTTGCTTAAATGGTCAGATATTGGCGACGGCTTTATTAAATTTAAACCAACCAAAACGGAAAAATCCAGCGGCGCCAATGTCAACGTGCCAATAAGCCCGGCCGTGCAATCTGTTTTGGAGCGTGCCAAGGCAATTGGCCGCATTAAAAGCATGTATGTTATACACTCATTAGACGGAAAGCCATACGCCACCCGCGGCGTGGGCACGGCATGGGTGCGCGCGTGCGAGCGTGCCGGGATAGTAAACGCAACGCTCAAGGATTTGCGCGCCAAGGCGCTAACGGACGCCAAAAAGGCAGGTTACACAATGGAGCAATTAAGCGTTGCGGCCGCGCATACTGACGCGGGCATGACTGAAACTTATATCAAGCGACGGGAGGTTGCAAGCAGTGAGGTCTTAATGGCGTTGCCGCCTGAGAAATAATTTAAAAATAATTGCAAATACCGCTTGCTTTACTATTCCGCGTTCGGTATAGTAACAACATCAACAACGCAACGGGAGTGGCAAAATGGCAAGAACAACCGAGTTTTACATTGAGCGAGCAACAAAAGCCTTTGAGGCTGGCTTTACAAGCAAGGCCGCACAAAAAGAGGCTTTGAGCGACGTTAGCCGCGCTTACGAAATCTTAAAACATGAAATTCAAGGCATGTGCTTGGAAATTGCCCACGCCGACCGCACCGAGGCACAAAACGAACTTTATTGGGGCTTGCCTGATTTGCACAACTGGAAAGCCAAGCATGCTGAGCTTTCAACTCGCGTTTTTCCACAATCAGCCGATCAAGTAAGCCAAATTGAGGATTTGGTTAACCTGAGAGCGGCAATTAAAGGCGCTGAGGTTGTTAAGGTTGAGCGCAAAGAAAATGAGCGCACCGCGGCAATTACTAAATCAATCCGCGAAATCATGGAGCAACGCAACGCGCAATATGCCCGCGGCTTAAAAATTTATGACATGTTTAACGGCTTGCCTGTTAGCGTTAACGTGCACCTTGTAGTTAACCAGCACGGCACCGAGTTTTTGAGAGCGTTTTACTTTATGGGCGGGGTAATGACGCCGCTAAATGTGATACTGGCGGTTATGGACGCCAAAGCAGAAAAAGCAGACAAATAACCAACCACCGGGGCGAAAGCCCCGCTTAGGAGCAGAAAATGAAACTAAAAGTTTATGGCGGTAACCACCACGGAATTTTCAGGAGGATAGTTGCCGCACCAACAAAAAAGGTGGCGGCAGAGCTGTTGGGAGTTACTCTTTATTATTTTAATCAATTCTTTTGTGAAACTGGAAATAAAAAAGAGATTGATATTTGTATGTCAGAACCATTAACTTTATTTGAACAACCGTTGAACAAAAGTGGCGCTGAATTTAAAAAGGTTGAATGACAAACAGTATTAGAAAAACATGCTAATACTATTATTAGAATGTTATACGGTGAAATTTGCTAGACCCGCATGTTTATTGGTCGGGGCGGCAAGATTTGAACTTGCGACCACTTGCACCCCATGCAAGCCCCCGAACTATACCAAGTTACCGATTATAAAGCAAAATTTAGTTAGGGCGTATAATACAAAACGCTATGCATTTATGCATATTGCTATACCAAGCCTTTGATGTTTAGTTGAGTATTAGCATGTTTTTTCGCATTATTTATGCATAAATGCTTGATATGTCATACCGTTGTCGGTATAGTATTAATTGTTCAGTAACGGATTAAAAAAGCTTAGGAGCTAAAAATTGAGCCAATTAGTAAAGAGTGTAAGTGTTGATGATTTGCTAAATAAGCGCGAGGCGATCATTGCGCGCTTAGTGCAAATGCAAGGACTTTGGGATGAAGTTAACCAGCTAAGCCAGCAATATTTTAACGAAAACAAAGTTTATGGCTGTGCTGATTATTTTATAAACGGGCTTAATGGACGCGGCGGGTCGTTTAAGTTGTGGGATAAAAAAGGCGAAATAAACATTGGTCTTGATAGCGCAACCCAGCGCGTTGACAAAGCCGGTTGGAAACATTTATTACACGAAAGCGGAATGCGTACCTTAATGAATAATTCCATGCGTAACCAATGGGACGGGTTGCTATATAACGACAATGAAAAGGTGCCGGTTTTATCACGCGGAACGATTGAGGCCACGTTTGGCCAATTGCATGCTGATAGCAAAAACATATTTGAGCAAGGCGTTATTGATGTGTTTAAGGGCCTTAGTTGGGAATATAAAACCAACATGCCGCAAAAGTTTGGCAAGCGCATTGTGCTTGGCTGGGTTCGCTCATATAGCGGCAATCACTCGGCATGCGACAAGATAGACGATTTATGCAGGGTGTTTTCAATACTGGACGGCGGAACGGTTGCCGACCATAGAAACGCCGACGGCGGCGAGCTTGCCCGCTTGGCACGCGCAACCCCAAGCGGCGAGCATGCGTTTAAATATTTTGGCGCCCGCTGGTTTAAAAATAACAACGCGCACATTACTTTTACAAGGCTTGATTTGGTTGAGCAATTAAACCGGATTATTGCCAAGCACTACCCCAGCGCTTTACCGGCGCCAAAATAACTAACAATTTAAAAAGGATTTAAGCATGGCCTCAATAGTTGAATTTCACAAGGCGGTTTTAAGTAGATTTGGCCGAGAAAAAAAACGCCAGCAAGCGATTGATCAGGCGGTTGCAAATGGCAGAGCAATCATTTACACGCTGGGCATGTTGCTGGAAAGCCAGCGCATAAGCCCGGTTACAACAACCATTGTGCGAGATATTGGCGGCCATAAGCAACGCATAGCCTTGCTTGAGGTTATCCGTGGCGCTGAGGTTGCGTTTAATGAATTGGAGGCGGTAAATGAGTGAATTTGGCAAGCCTATGTCGGCAACTGAGGCGCAAATATATTTAGATCAGTTTGATGAAAGATTTATTCATGAATGTAAAAAATCCGGGTTAAATGCTGAGCAAGCAAGGCTAGAGTTACTTAATAACGAGTATCGGCAAAGCTTGGTTAAGCATATATCGGAGTTAATGAGCTTAGGGACTGCACCATGATTAAAGTCTACGGGTGCCATAGCGAAAAAGCGCCGCACCGTTGCAAGGCGTCGCACGTTGAGCACTCAGGCGGCCGCGTGTTTTGGCCTTTTATATTTACCCGCGCTTGCCAATACGACCAGCGCGCAAATGATGATCGTTGCAATGGTTGCAAGCATGAGCACGTAGCTGATAAGAAATAGTGATTTTTAAAAAAGAAATGAGGTGTAAAATGGCGGTTACTACCACCAACGGAATAGTTAAACAAATGATTTCAGCAAAAGAGGCGGCCGCACTGCTTGGCGTATCTGAGCGACGAGTGCGCGCTCTGTGTGAGCAAGAGAGAATTGCGGGCGCTAAGAAAGTGGGCGGCACTTGGGTATTGCCTAGTGCTCCAAAGGTAAGCATTGCAGGGCGTGAGCGCACCAGCAAAATTGAATTTGTAAAGGATAATTAAATGGCTAGTGTAAACAAGGTTATTTTGGTGGGAAACTTAGGGCGCGATCCTGAGGTTAAATTCATGCCTAACGGCGACGCGGTTTGCAATTTCAGCATTGCAACAACGGATAGCTGGAAAGATAAAGCAGGGGCAAAGCAAGAGCGCACCGAATGGCATAACATTGTCATGTATCGAAAGCTTGCAGAGATTGCCGGCGAGTACCTAAAAAAAGGCCGTCCGGTTTATATTGAGGGGCGCTTACAAACCCGCAAGTGGCAGGATAAAGACAATAACGACCGCTATACAACCGAAATTGTAGCAGATAGCATGCAAATGCTTGGCTCGCGCGACGGTGGCCAAGGCTCAGGCGGTGAGGACGGTTACGACCAAGCGCCACGTCAGCAACCAGCACGCCAAGCGGCACCAGCTAAAGCGCCGGCAACTACCGGCTCCGGGTTTGATGATTTTGAGGACGATATACCTTTTAGTTAGGCGGTGAGATAACCGCCTTAACAACTCACTAAGCCCGCGTAATGCGGGCTTTTTTATTAATCAATTACCGACCTTTTCAACAACAACCGCTCTATAAACTCACGGTCTTTGCGCGTCACCTCTTGGCATGCCGTCAACTGTTGCACCACTTCGTCGGCCTCGCTGGCTAATCCGATAAGAAATTCAGCAAGCGCGTTAGAAAGTTGGGCACCCTCGGTTTCATTATGTCTGCCGGAACCGGCAAAAGGGTTGGCTGTGGCGCCTGAGCATGCGGCTGGGTTACTATCCGCGTGCTTGTCGCGCAAGCTGATAGTGCCAGCACGATAGCTAGCAATAGTATTGTTAAGCTTTTGCTTTTCATTGGTGAGCCTTTCCTGATAATTTTTTGATACTGCATTGAGTTGGGTCGCATGGTTTCGCTCAGCAATTCGTAACTTTTCCTGTGTTGCCTGCAAATCCTCAAGCGCACTATGCAAAGCTTTGTTTTCTGCCTCTTGCCAAATCACACGCTCGGCCTGCACGCCGTTTTCATGCGCCCAGCCATATGCTGATATAGCCGCGGCCGCAATAACGCCTAAAAGCACGCATACTGCAATTATTTTGGCTAACATTTTATATTGAGCCGGCACAAGTTTAAGTAAAAAATTAATCATCATCGCCCCAAGTAAAATTTTGCAACTCAACTGTTTGACCAGCCATTTCGTGAGTGCAATCTGATAAATACTGAATGCGGCCGTCAGTGACAAAAGAATGACATATCGGCACTGCCGGGTTGCCTCTGCCTTGATTTACCAAAACCGACGGCGTAAAGGTTGGTTTTTCATGGTCGCCATTCCATCCCCAGCGCGGCCCTGATCCTTGCCCAACTTGTATGCCGTGAACTTGTCGGCATGCTTGGCAATAAAACAATATGGCCCCGCCTGCTCCAAGGTTTAGCTTTCCTTTTATGTTGTTACTCATTAAGCCACCCCTTTAAATGCGGCCAACGCTATATTGAAAAACTTTTGTCTTTCAGCAATTCCGTTGGTGCCGCCGTTGATAATCTTTGTTTCTGCTAAAACGCTTGCGTCGTCGTCGTGCTTATCCAACCCGTTAACATGCCAAAACCAACCAGCACTCAACGCCCCCGCCCGCGGCTCAAGTAGCAACTCAGGGTTGTTTAACAAATCAACCCCAATCGCCTTGCCGCAACGTTCATAGTTGGCTTTTCCGGTGATCTGTATTGGCCCGCGCCCACGGTATCGCCAGCCGTCGCCGCTGGCAATGTCGCCGTTGCCCATTCTATTTGCATAGCAATTGTTTGCAATTGCGGCCGGGCGGCGGTGTAGCAATAAAGCCAATTGGCTTGGCTTGCCTGTTTCCTTGTCGCGGTAACGTGCTGGCCATGTTGCGGCCAACCCGTCTGCGCTGTAATTTAAGTTTTCCTCAAGCCTTGATAGGTGCGAACTTTCGTGCGCAAGCTGGGCAACAAAGCTGGCCATTTCGTTTGGCGTGGTAATGTCAAATCGTTTCATGGCCTCGGCAATGTGAGGGTGCCATTTTGCGGCGCGATCAACTGTGCAACCAATTGCGGCCGCTAACTGTGCTGGTGACATTTGCCGCCCTCTCGTCTAACTTGCCGCCTATTGCATATAAACCAAAGCGTCGCACCATTAATAAAAAAAGCGCCCAGCGTCATGAAAGCCATGTGCTCAAAATCAGGTTGACGCCCCATGCTGTAAAGTGCAAAAAGCGCATAACCAACGTCACCAATCATCATGAGCACCAAGCCAATTATTAATCCGGCCGGCGATTTTCCAGACATTTCGTTTGCATGGCATAAGCAGGCCACGAACATAATTACCGCGGTTAAAAAGAATACTAAATTCATTGCTTAACACTCCCTTTGCTGTCCAGCCAGTTAAAGAAAAGTGGCACGGCCTTTTGAGCTACAAAGGCAATAAAAAACGCCACAATCATTTTGCTACCAACATTTGCGCCGTCTAGGCTATTAATTAACCAAGGTGCAAAATGCTTAGCGGTATCAATAAAAATGTTTGTAAAAAACTGCGAGCAAACAACACCCAGCGCAGTTGATCCAAAGATACTTAAAAGCATTTGAAGTATCGCCATGCGGGCAAGCCAAATGTGTGCAATTGAGCCACCTAGCAAAGCGAGGCCGATAACTACATATTCAACACCGAAAATCGAGCCGGCGACCATTGAGGCGCTAGAGGCGCCGGCTGTTATGGCAATTGCGGTGTGTGTGGTTGGTTCAGGCATGTTTAAAACCTTTCTGATTTTTATTTTTATTGGGTATTAAAAAACCGCCTTGCGGCGGCTTTCTGTTGGTGTTGCATTTACTAGGTGTCTATACCAATCGCAAGGACTTGGCGGCTGGTCGTTCAATCCCCAAGGCGTTACACCACCGCAAGCCATTACGTCAATGTTGATCATTTCGCTACATATCACACCGCCGGCATTAACCGTGCTTTTGCCGAACAAGTGAAACAACGGGCGCAACGCAAACAAGCAGTAATCAAGCACGCCATAACGGGTTTTGTCTGTGTCTAGCATGTGCTCCAAATACTCGCGCGTTACATTTCCCGGCGCCTCAAATAGCACGTAATTCTCAGGCTTGTAAGCTGGCCACAAGCGGCGGCGGCGCAATAGGTTCATGTCGTACATGCGCCCGCTTTCCTCGTCCACAAAAGCAACGTGGTAGGCGTGGCACCCTGTCCAAAATTTAGTTAAGCGCCCGCTGAGCTTTTCAGCGTTGAATATGATTGCGATTTTCATAATTAACCCTCGTAAACTACTGGCCAACCGGTTGAGAAATCATAAGCGGCAGGCTCAGCGCTTGCCTCCATGGCTACCTTGTGCACCTCAGCATTTTGGTGCGCCAGCGCGTCAAGCACACCAACCGCGGCCACAATATCAAAGGCAATTTGCGCGGTAATGTAAATCAGCGTGCCGTTTTGCGTTTTCCATTGAATATCAGCGCCGCCAACTTGCAAGCGGTCTGTCATGGCGCCGCCAGCGGCCAGCAAGTCGCGTGCTCGGTCTTTAAGGCCTAAGTGTTGCACGCGGCTTTCAACGTCGCTGTGAAACCATTTAGCGCCAACTTTTACGCCACCTTCTTTGACTTGCTCGCGCTTGGCTTTGATAGCCTCCCATTGCGAGGCTTTAATTACTTCAATATCAGCCGGCGGAAATCTTAAAGCATTTGCCTCGGATTCAGTAATTGCAACTAAATTTTCAGGTATAAACGCATCTTGAGAACCATCCGCTTCAAAAGCGTAAACTTGATTATTTTCATCTTTGTAATATTTCATAATTTATCCTATCTAAGTTCAAGCCATTGCAAATCACTAGCCTCAGAACCAGCGAAAAAAGATACCGAATAGGTCGCACCGACTGGGACAATTCCGCTTAAAGTGCTGTATATAACGGTCGCTGAGTTTCCGCTTGACCTTGCTACCGCTACTCCATTTATCACTAATTGCAACCCGTTGCCCGTTGTGTATGACGCATAAACATTGACCATAATTGGTCTGCTTGTCGTGTTGGTATAAGTTGTTGCTAAAGCGCGACTGCCGCTTAAACTCTGCCAAGTTTGACCAACTCCAATGTATAAATTTTTGTTTGTAATCACCCAAAATGATGCGCCAAATCTAGTCAATTCAACAAAGCCGCCAGCGGGAATAGTGTAAGTTGCTATTGAATCACCCGAATCACTAAAATTGTCTGTTCCGCTAGGTATCAAAGTAACAACTGCTGTTTGCGAACCGATTGTTATAGTTTGACCAGTAACAAAATTGTCTGCGTCTGGAATTGTAACGTTATATGAGCCAGCACCACCGCACAAAACAACTGTTCCAACGTCTGCGGCTGTTAATACTGTTGCACCACCAATGTTTGTTAAATTTCTATAACGTTTTCCAGCAAACAACAAGCCAGCGGGCGTTACTGCTCTAATTGTGTCTGTGCCTGTTTGAACTTCTGCGTTTGTTGCTAATTCAACAACGCCCTTTACTGTATCGCTTGCGTCAACAATGTTTAAATCTGTTTTTGCATCAAAAACATTTGTGCCATCGCATCCAAGAATATTGGATTTTGTTTGCGCAACAATAACGCCTGTTCCGGCTAAAGTTTTAACTGTTAATGAAAATGCGCCGCTTGTGTTGTTACGCACAATAAAGCGTTTTGCGGCCGCCGGTATAATGACATTAATGTTTGCTGTCAGCGCGCCGGTAAAGTTAAAAATTGCTTTGCGCGCCTCGGCCGCTGTTAGTGTTACATCAACCGCACCGGCTACGCTTTTGCTTAAATAAGCGTCGTTAAAAGCTGATAACTCGCTTTCTGAATATCCCCAGCGCTCCCAAAATATTGTCGCCGTGTCCGGTTGCTCGCCAATGTTACTTGTGCCGCTTAATGAAATGTAAGTGACATCGTTATATTGCACGCGCGCACCCGCCGGGTATTCCTCGGTTGCATCCCACTCAGGTATGCCGCGTTGCATGAAATAACGCACGCCGGTTGCCAGCCAGTTAAGCAACCAGTTAAAACGCTGGCGGCTTGGCGGCACGGTTGAAAGCGGCCAGCCGGTTTGGATTTCGGCATTGCTTGGCTGTACCTTGTCGCCACTTTCAGCCCATGCAGGTAAGTCACTTGGTTTGTTGTAAATCGTCATTTTTTAAAATTCCTCCATGAGTTGACCGAGAGGGCCAACATAACCCTCCTCAGCAAAAGGGTTGGCGTTGGGTTGGCCGTCAAAGCCTAAATATCCGTTGCCGTCGTAATAGCCGCGCGTTTTAATCCGCACGCCGGCCGGGCGCGGCAAAATGTCCAGCCCGGTAATAATTGCTAATTCTGTAAGGCTTAAATATCTGCCAATGTAAATGCTTACGGCCATGTCGCCTTGGTCATCAATGATTGCCGGCGCATTAAAAATAAAGCTCAGTGACTTAATAAAATCAGCGGTCAGGCCTTTTGCGGTGTTGCGTACAATGCGCGCCCTGATAATGGTGCGGTATTCCGGGTCAGCTAGTAAGGTTGAGCCGTCTATTGGGTCGCCCTCGCCGTAAAAACGGCCGCCCACTGAGGCGTTGCCATCCTCGCCAAAATTGAGCGCCGCCGGGTTGCCGTCAAAGCCAAAGTATTGCACTAGCAAAACGTTTGGGATTAAGCGGCTTTGGCCTACCCACTCGCCGATAACGTCAAGTTGGGCACCTATTGCCGCATCCAAATCAAACTCGGCGGGCAATGTTTTGGTGAAGTCGTAAACGGCGCTCCAAGCGTTTGAAACCGCCGCCACCATTGCCGTAAATTTCGGCCGCTGGTTGTGCTCGTTTGTAATTAGCTGGGTGTAATCAATCATGGCGTCACCGTAATAACAATGTCCGTATCAACAATTTGCGCGGCCTCGTCGTATGCAACTGCAATGTCAGCCGTACCGGGTGCGCCAGCGCCAACGGCTATGGTTAGCGCCGTTATGTTGTAGGTGTCGCCAAGCGCGTTATTGCTCAAGTTGGCCGGCACGTAGATTTTTGAATAAGCCACGTTTTCGCCAATCTCAAGCGCGTTGATAAAATCCAGCACGGCGGTTTTGATAAAAGGCAAAACGCTGGCCGAGTAACCGGCAAGCGGCGCAATTGTCATTGCAACCTTAATGTCCAAAATGGTTGGCCGTGAAAACTTAACAATGTGCACGCTGTTAACCGCGTCAATAATTGTTGTGCTCAGCGTGCCAAAGGTGCCAGTGCCGGGCGTTTTCTTTTCCGCTATCGTTTCAAAGATTGTTTGCGCGTCGCCGCCCTCGGCAATAATGGCAATGCTGTGCGCCGGTATGCCGTTGGCGTCCGTCGTGTCGGTGTCGTTTTCGTAACCTTTAATGCGCGTAACCCCGGTAACGTTTGCAACCGAGCCAACAATGCCCTCAAAGATTGTTTGCGACGGAACCGCAACGCTCAGCGCTTGCCGCACCCTTAGCTCCGCGTCACTTTCAACCGGGTTGCCCGGCACTGCGTCGCTGGGGTTGTTTACGCTTTGCCAGCCAAATGTTGGCGTTTTGATTTTTGTGATTGTGTTACTTTGGGCAATGGTTGCGCCTACGTCCGCGCATGTGGCCGTTACGGTAATTTCACCCGCAAGCGGGATTGTTACGGTAGCCGGTAATATCCAATTGTTTGTGTCGTTTTGGTCTGTCGCAATGCCGTTTGTGATAATTGAGCCAACTTGGCCAACAATCAGCAAGTCAACGGTTGACGCGCTGGCAACCAAGCGGCTAATGCCATTAATCTTAACGTTGGAGCTTAGGCCGTTGCCTTGCGCCGTGGCCGGGCTGAAAGCGTTGTAAACCGCAACCGCCGCGGCGTTGCTATCGTTAATTGCGCTGGCAATAATTGCCAAAAATTGCCCGTCTTGGCTGTCGTTGCCCAAGTAAATGTCCGCGCCATAAATCGCGCGGTATTGCGTTTGCAGGTAATCCAAAACCTCGGCATACGTGGGAGCACTTATACCGTTTACGTCAATGGTTGGGGCGGTTAATGCCATTTTTATAGTACCTCGCTTATTGTTGCTTGCCCGTAAATAGTGCCGACGGTCGCGTTAACGGAAAGGCGCCGCGTGTTGCCGTCAAATGTGCTGTTGTAGCTCAAAATCTCATTAACACCCTGCGTGCCAAGTATGCGTTGCTTAATTGCCGCGTCCGGGTTTCTGCCCCGCTGGCGCTTGCCTAAAATCTCAGTGCTCCACGGCGTGCCGTCGGCTGTGTCCAAAAACCACTCGCCGCGCCATAAGCGCAAGCGCGTAAGCACTGCCTGCGCTACCGCGTCCGGGTTGTTAACGTGAAAGTCTGAGCCGGTGCCAATGGTGTAATCGTCGTTTGCATCAAGTTTTCTGTATCGCATTAGATTGGTGCCCCTGTATTGCCGCCGCCCGGCTGTACGCCGCTATGTACGTGAGTGTTAAGGTTTACGCCGTTGCCAATGGTTGTGCCGCCAACGTTTAAGTTGCCCGTTATTTCAACATTGCCCACAAGCTTGATTGTTGGAGCCGTAACAACTGCCTCGCCGCTTGCCGTTACATTTGCGTTGCCGCCTGCTGTTATGTTTGCGTTGGCCGGCGTCACGACGTTTACGTTTTTGCTGGCTGGGTTAACCTCAACGTATGCCGCGCCGTCGTCGGTGCGTAGTTGCGCGCTTGTGGTATTAACTGAAAATGCTCGCGGCTGTGAGCGCACGCCGGCAAAAATAAAGCCGTCGCTCAAGTCATGCATGCGTAGCTCGGCTTGGCCTTTAATGCCGCCTTGTTGCCACCATGCATCAATGCAACGGCTGGCAAATATCATTAAGCACTCGTCGCCCGGCTTAATGGGAAACGTCAGGGTTACGCCACCGCCGCCGGGGAAAAACACCGGGCAATCTAACAACAATGGCATTTTTATTTCTTTACTTGTGCCGTCTTGTTGGCGTACTATACCGTTAACGGTAGGCTGTGCCTCGCAAGTCATGGCCGTGGGGTTAAAGCTTTGGATAATGGCGGGTAAAGCCGTCCAAATCTGTGCTTGCTTGCCATCCATAGCAAGCCGCATCATTTCCTCCGGGTCGTAATAGCGCTCGCGTCTATCCATTATTTAGGAGCCAATCTTGAAAAAAATATTATTAATAATGTGCTTAGCCTTGCCAATGCTGGCCAGCGCCCAAAGCGGCGAGCTTGCTTATGTCATGTCGCCATACGGCAAGCGCATGCAACCCGGCGACGAAGTGCTTGAAACTGGAATTGACCGGCTGGTTTATTACAACAAGCCTTGTAAATTGCAAATTGTCGGTGCCGAGCACATGCGTTACTACGTTGAGCGCCCAAGCGCAAACGTCAGCCGCTTAGAGGGTTGCGCTGGGTTAACCGCTACGGGGAAAGTTAAAACGCTGGTAATCCGCGGCGAGTTTGAGGATTGGCAAGTTTGGCCAAAGTCCTTATTTTTTCGCGGGCGGGTTAACGGCGAGGGCACCGCTGAATATATAGAGCCGTTGCGTTAACCGTATTTCTTAATGCTGTTGACGTACTCTTGGCCAATCGGGAATTGCGGCGCAAATAGCGGCGTCACGGTTGCATCAATAGCCAAGCAAATAAGGCTTGAATACCACTCATTGCCGCGGGTGTCGCCGTTGTGGTCGGCAATCATCACGTAATAAAGCCCGTCGTTGTTGGTCTTGGCCTGTATCGCTATGCTTTCGTTTACCGCACCTTGCCCTAGCGCCAAGTCGTAGCGCAAGCGGTTAATGCTTTCGTTATCAAGTTTTACCGCTTGGCCAATTTTGATGTTGGGGTTTAGCAGGGTTTTAAGCTTGATGCCGTTTTGCGTTTGCTCAGGCAAGCCAATCATGCCGGTTGCCGCCGTAATTACCGGAATTTCACCCGGCACATAAGCGGTAATCGGTATCATGTTTAGCTTGCCGTCTTGTATGCTCCAACTGGTTTGCGTGTTTTTGGCAATCTCGCGCATTTTGTCGCGGCTCATGCCATACACTGCTTTGCCCCGCGGCAACGGCGCACCGGGTAAGGCCGGGATATAGCCGCCTGTTACGCTGTAATTGCCCATGTCCTGCAACACGGCCTCAACCGCATTGGCTGGCGTTGAGCCTGCCGCCAATGAAAAAACGCTCATAGCGTAGTTGTAAGCGCTGTCACCGTCTGCCGCGGTAATATCAATGTAAGTGTCCGTTTGCGTTTCACGGCCGCGGCGCACCTGTTTAATTTGCCCGTCAAAAATCACGGCAAAATTGCCCTCATACCCGGCTTGCAGTACAACGCGGGTAAACTCGTTTTGCACCGCTTGCGCTGTTTGCTCGCTTACGTTGTAAACCCTAATGTCGGCACTGTTTGGCGTCTGAATATCACCGCGACGCACTGAAAACCGAAAGCGCAATTCTGATAAATCAATGGCGCCCCGGCTGGCCTCATTTTGGCCAACAATCAAGCTTGCCTTGCGGATATATTGCGCTACGCTCATTTAGTCAGTTACCCAATATAAAAAGGCCTCAGTGCCCAAGTTTAAAAATGTCGGCGGTGCGTTAGGGTCGTTTGCCGTTTGCACCCACATGCGCCCACCAAAACCCAAGTGCGCGTATTGCTCAAGCAGGTTAGTGCCGGTAACAAGCGGTATGCCGTTAACAATTGGTAAACTGTTAACGTCGGCAATGTCAATAAACCACCCGCCCTCGTCAATATCGCGGTAAGCCAGCAATATGTTGTAATCAACACCGCTTAATTGCACCGTGAAAAGTTGAGGGGTTGGGGTTAACGGTATTTCAAAGAATTTTGCCATTTACCAACCTCCGCTCGCGCCGTTGCCTCTAAAAGTGCCACCGCCTGCTTGAACTGGCGGCACTGCACCGCCCGGCGACGGCGTGCGTGTTTTTGTTTGCTTAACGCCGGTCTTTTGCACCTCGGCTGTTTTTGCCGGCTCGGCCTGTTGCTCGCGCGGCGGCAATGTAGTTGCCTGCGTGTTTACAATAATTATTTGCTTGCACGTAGCCGTTACCATTAGCGCGTTACTGGTTTTATTGTCAGTGTCCACGCGCAAGCTTTGGATAAGCATGTTTGTGTACTGGCGCTTGCCGGTCGTCACATTGAAAGGCTGGCGGCTTTCCTGCAACGCAAGTAATTGGCTGTAAACGCCGCTTACATAATCCGCGGCACTTAACCCGCCGCCGGAAAACAACGCCTCAACCGCACCGGATAGCGCCGTGAAACTGCTATTTGTCCATCCGCACCGTATAACAACCTCGCTTGGCCGTTTAAAGCTATGGTCGGTAATGTCGGCGCCTTGCTCAACCGGGTGGTCGGTCGTCTGCAATGCGTCGCTGTAAACTTCCTCAAGGCTTGCCATTATTTCAATGTCACCAATGGCGCTCTTGGGCGATATTTGCAAAAAGTCTAAGAGTGCCATTTAGTTATACGCCACTTGTAAGTTACGGGTTAATGATGCATTGACGCGCTCTTGCTCGCCAGCCACCGCGCGGCCGGTTGCCATAGCGTCGCCGCCTGCAACGTTAATGTTGGTTGTTTGGGCAATTTGCACGGCTGTATTGGCTCGTTTCAACGCCTCTGCCTCTTGCTGGGCTGGGCGCTCGTAATGCCTTGATACAATCGCACCGGCTTGCTGGGCGTTGGTTGACGCGCGCAACAAATTGCCGGCTTTTTGCTCGGCGCCTTGCGTTAGCTCATAGTTAACAAAAGCCATTTGCTCTTGCACGCTTGAGCCGCGAATGTCTTTACCAGCCCACTTTTTAAAGTTGGCTTGGCGGTCAGGGTGCCATTGCGCAATACCGTAAGCCTTGCCGCCGTCGCCAATTGCGTTAGGGTCAAGCGCGCTTTCGTGTTGCAAGTTGGCCACAATCCCAGCCGCTTGCTCTTTTGTCCAGCCCATGGCCATAAAGAAGTTAACCGGGTCAAGAGAATTGCCCGGCTTGCGAATTTTGCCGCTTTGGCTTTGCGCACCGCCAACCATGCCGCCGTTTTCCGGCTCGCCGTTAAGCTTTCTGTTAATCCACTCGCCAATTTTCCAGCCAGCAATACCCGCGCCAGCAATTGCCAATATAGGCAACGATAGTGCGCCAAATGCGCCCGCCAGCGCCCAAATTCCGGCCACAATTGCAGGGCCTCCCAGCATAGCAAATGCACCGGCAAGCACAATTAACTTAGTGCTCCAACCGTCGGTTGCCTTATCCATTTGCATGAATTTATCAACAAGCCAGCCAATAGCCGGCGCCAGTGTTTCGGCCACGTTAAGCACGGTAATTAAAACGTCAGCAACGCGCTTAGCAATCACTGGCATGTTTTCACGCACCCAAGTGTTTATTTGCTCCATGCTCATGCCGAGCTTTTCAACGAGCGCCTTTTGCACCTCAACCGCAAAAATCATGAGTTGAGTTTTAAGCTCGCGTAAGCCAATCATAAATTTATGGCTGGCCTCGGCGGCCTTGTCAAAGCCGCTGTCTTTTAATAATGCACGTTGTTTTTCAACTTCACGGGCAAAGTCGCCGTTTAGCATGGCGCGCAACATATCCTCACTAATGCCCAGCATGTCGCCATACTGTTTGGCCATGTAATAAGGCTTGTTTTGCATGGCCTTGCCCAAGTCAACCATAATGTCGGTTGTATCTCGGAGCTTTCCGTTTACTTCGCGGGTATCAACCCCCAGCGCCTTTAAAAAGCCCTCACTGCCGGGAGTTTCGCGCATGAAACGCGCAAGGCTTTGCACGCTTTGCAACGCCTCCTCGCTTTGCGCACCAAAGTTGGCCGCGGCATTGCCAAAGGCTTGCAGGTTTTTAGCGCTTGAGCCGGTTTTAATTGCGGCAAAGTACATGCGCTCAAGGTTGCTGGCAAAAGCCGCCACGCCGGCGCCAATAGTCAGCGCGGCGCCCTGTATTGCGGCCACCAATTTAAAAACGTTTTTGGTTGCGCCGGTTACGCCGTCAGTGAATTTTTTTAAGCCGCGCTCGTCCTGCTGAAAGCCCAAGCTAACTAAAAATTCTTTAATGATTGCGGTATCAGCCATTGCTATTTTTCCGTTCTATATATTGCCTTGCGATTGTTTCATTGTCGGCTTTGACGGCTAAAGCGTCATTCATCAAGCCAACGTCGCAAAGGTCAAGCGTGCCGTCTTTGAGGCTTTCATACTTGCAAAGCCCTGCAATGACGGGAGCCAGTAACCAATCCTCGCCGCTGGGCAAGGATTGCCACGTTATGCCTCCAAATTCGCTGTGCCCGCTTGGCTCATAAGCAGGCCTTGAATAAAAGGGCCTAAGCTATCTTGTACAACCTTGATAACTATTTGCATCATCACGCCCAAATCCATGTCGTCAAACATGCATGAGTTGGCGCCTTTATTCCAAACCGCCGCCCAATTCCCGTTGCTCTCGCGGCTAACAACCGCCAAGCAAGTAGCAATAATGTACTCACTGTCAGCGTCGCTCATGCCGGCCAACCCCTCAGCAAATGGGCCTAGCAATTCGCTAAATGCGCCCAAATCCTCGGTAAGCTTTTTGTCTTTTGATAACCGCACAAAAATTGGTATTAGGGTTGGCACAATGGGCGCAATCTTGCGGCTTACGTGAAACTGCTTGAAAGCATCCATTTTGCCAGCGCGGTAAGTGTTACCGCTTAACTCAAATTCAACCATGCCTTACTCCCTTAAAACGTGCCCAAAATTGTGTCAATCTTGATTGCATCCCAAACCCACTCAACAATGTCGCCGTCTTTGCGGTAATTTAGGTCGGGCTTTTTCTTAAACGCGCACTCGCGCGCAACTGTTACGTCGCCGCTTTTGCTGTTTGTTACCGTGATAACGTTTTGGCCGTGTAACTGGCTGGCAATAGTTTGCGCGTCATACATGGCTTGCAACTTCGCATTTTGCGGCGAGGTTTTGAGCAAGCGCACTGTGAGTTGCCCGGATTTGTCAGCGTGCAAGCTATGCATGCCCTCGCCGTCCGCGCCAATCATCATGGTGTTTTTGTCACCGCCGGCGGCAATACTAATGCCCTCCTCGCTGTTGGCCGCGCCATAGCCTAAGTTAATCACGCCGGTTGGGCCAACGAGCGTTGCCTGTACGTCTATAAATGAATATGTAGCCATTTTCTAATCCTTAGCGGTTAACGTTAATAATGCAATCAACAAAGTGCACCGCACCCGCTAACTTGATTGCGCATTGAATTACCGGCGCCTTGCGTGCCTCGCGGTCTGCTTGTGATTGCGTTGCAACCGCTGGAGCATAAGTGTAGTAACCGGTGCTCAGCGTGTCGCCTTGGTTAAGTGCACCAAATCCCGGAGCGTTCCAAACGCCCGGCGCAACTAAGCCGTTAACAACCGCTTGCTCTAAGCGTTGGTTAATTGTGGTTAAGATTTGGTTAATACCTGCGTCGGTTTGCGGCACCTTGGTTGGGCTTGTGTAAAGTAAATTCCAAACCGCGGTTTGCACGTCGTTTTGTAACCAATCAGTACCGTGCACCTCGTCAAAGAAAAAGCCGTTAACCATGACGCCCTCTTGAATGATTGAGGTGTCGTTGTTATAGCGCACAAATACGTTGCAATTCTTATCGCGCAACGTTGCGGCTTGGCTTGAGGTCAATGTTTCAGCGCTAACGCCCGGCTCTTGCTTGAATTTGATTGTTAGCGTTGTGTTGCTACCGTCAAAGTTAACCGTAAATGCGCGGCCAAAGATTGAGGCGGCGGCGTGTGCGTTTGAGCTTGAATACTGCACAAAAGTGCGTTTGTAACCTAGCGCTTTTAATTGGCTGGCAATGTCGCTTGTAACAACGCTGTCCAGCACTGCCGTTGCTTGCGTAGTAACGCCGTAAATGCGGCTAAGGCCTGAGCCCTCAATGTAGGCCGCAACTGCCAGCACTTCGTCGTTTGTCGGCACCGGGTCGCTTGCAACATAAAGGCCGTACCAATCGCTTGACATATTGGTGAGCGTTTGCACTGCGTCAACCAAAGCCTCGGCAACAACGCCGTCCACGCGGTAGCCCTCGTCATCTGAGCCAATACGGAAAGCGTTTGTAATGTCTGTGCCGGTAGCCGGTGCGCTTGCAAAACTTACGGTTGAGCTTGCGCCGGTGCTTGAGCTTGTAATTACAAAGCGGGCGTTGTTGCTATCCCAAACAACGGTTGCGCCTGTAATGGCTGTGTCTAAGATTGCCGCAACTGCGTTAAGGTTGGCCGCGCCGCTAAAGTCCAAGCCGCTAAGCACTTTCTCAGCGCCGCCGTCAACTGTAATTTTTGCACCGCCGGCAGTAATTGCCGTGAAGTTGGCAAGCGCTTGTTGCGCTGTTGATAGCACGCCGCCGCGTAATAGGCCGCTGGTTGCTGATTGCGCCCATTTGCCCACATAGCAAATGCTAGGTTGCGGGGTTTGTCCGTAGTAAAGCGCCGCCGCTTTGTACTCAGGCGCGTTGGTGCCAAAGTCTTGAGCGATTGCGTCAAGGGTTGTGTATAAGCGCAAGCGCTCGGTTGTATCAATAACGTTGCTGTCGCCTAAAATCAGCAACGAGCCAAAGTTGCGGGTTTGCGCGGCCAATGGTGTAAGCACCACTTGCACGTTAACAATATCGCTTATTGGTAAGCCTAGTGTTGTCATTTCTTAACTCCAATGATTAGTTTGTAATAATTCCAATCTCGTCGGAGATAAGAATTGGGTCTGCTGAAAGAATGTTAAGCACGCTGTAATCGCGCACAATTTGACGGCTGAAAAATAGCGGCAAGTCGTAGCGCTTAATCCATTGCTGATTTACTAGCTCCGGCACCGCTTGAATTTCGCCAACGTTGGTAAGGCCAATGTTTACCAGTGCCAGCAAATCCAAGTTTTGCGGCATTTGTATGCCGTCGCGCATGGTTGCCGCATTGCGTTTACTGTTTGGCCCGTAAAACGTGCAAAGCACTTTAATTGCCTCATGACGCTTTAGCGTGTCTTTGCCGTCACCGGCGCCGCTGTGCTGTATATGCGGCGTCGCGTCCGGGGTCTGTGTTGCAATGCCGATTGCGCACCAATCAGTCGTTGCCTCCGGTTGCTTAGGGTTGCCCGGTTGCCAGCGCGGCCGCACCATTGCACCCTCAAGCCCGGTAATGCCTGCGACGGCTTTTTGAAATTCTGCGTCTAGTGCGTCATCCTCAAGCGGCGGCGTGGTTACGCTTGGCGATAAATAACCGCCGGTTGCGCTAGTGTTTGGCATGTGTCTATCCTGATAATGGTTTCAATGCACAAATTGCCGCAACAAAACCGCGGCCAAAATGTGTATAGGGGTCTATTTTTTCAACGGTGTAGCGTTTGCCTTGCCAAAGTATCTCGTCAGCGGTTAATCCCGCCGCACCGTCCTGCAAGGTAAATTTTGTGTGCACCGTAATAGCGCCCTTTATCACTTCACCGTCAGGGTTGCGCAAAAGTTGCAATCCACTGTTGCTAGTTACTACTGCGCTAAAAGTAAATGGCACCTCGGTATTGGTTGCTATGCCGTTATCGCCAACAACTTGCGCACGGCGGTAACAAATAAGCCCCGCATCCATAAAATCCGGGTCTGTCAGCACTTCGCTAACGTCTAGTAATGCCATTGCGTGCCCCAAATAAAAAAAGCCCCGCATAGGGGCTTTGTGTGCGTTTGTTAACTTACAAGTTAACTATTTATTGCGTACAACATAATTAATGCTGTTGCGTAGTTGGCCGGTGTCAATCAGCGGCCTTGCATTGTCGTTGTTTGGCGCATTGCCTGCGGCTCGGCTGGCAAGCTCAGCTTGTGCACCTTTACGGCCTTTTGCCGCCCGTGCGCGTAATGTTGCCATGGCCAGCGGCTCAAAGTCGCCGCTGTTAATCTTACGCTTTACGCTGTCGCGGGCAATCATTCCGGCCGCCTCTAGCTCGTCGTCGCTTTTGCGTCGCTGGCTATTAAGTGCGGCTTTTGCGGCTTTATTAAGCCTTTGCTCTATGCGTTCCTGCGCATCCTCAACGCCCGGCACCAAAAACGGCCGCGCGGGTATGTTGCGCACCGGGCTACCGTTCTCATGTATGTAACCCAGCGTTGCATTGTTTACCGGCTCGCTGTCGTCGCGCTCGGTTGTAGTATCAGGTATGCCAACAAGCACGTCCTTTTTTACCAAGTCGTTAATGCTCCGCACCACTTCGGCCAATATGTCTTTGGTAACTTTTACGCCTTTCATGGCGTGCCCCGCATATTGTCTAGCTCATCGTGTTTAAGCCACGGGAAAGCGTCAACAAATAGCTCCGGCCGCGTTAGCACAAACCATAGCAAGCGCACGCGGTTAATGCGGTTACTGGTATCTGCCGGCGCCCGCAAGCTTTTGCCCAGCATTACAAGCACCCATGCGCCAAAAAGCGTAACCAGTACGCCGGCCAAGCATAGTGCTGTCAATAATACTGTAAGCATTCTTTTGTCCTTATAGTTGCACGCCACCGGCGCCAACCAACATGAGTAAATTCCAATAACGCAAGCCGTAGCTTGTCATATTCCAAAACCCTGCGTCGTCGTATGTAACGCGGCTCGCGTCATAGCTAACGCTTACTTTATCCACTGATTTAGCGGTTACGTTGCCTTGCACGGCTCCGGGTATGCCGCCGGCGGTTGCCGTGGCTAGGTCTTTTGCTCCAATAGCTAAATGGTGCGCCGTGAAAAGCTCAAGCCCTTGGTCTAAAAGGTCAAACCACCTCTCGGCACGCAAAAGCTTGCCGCCCACGCCGAGCCAAAACGTAACTTGCGCGTCCGGGTAATCGGTTGTGCTGGCAAACTCCGGGAAATCTTGCCGAAAGGTGATAATGTCCATTTTAATACCTTACTCTGTTACTGTTAAAATCGCATCACGATCAGCGGCTTTAATTGCTGGCAAGCCTGCCTCTTTTAATGCGGCGTTAATTGCGTCCATAATTGGCACCGGCTTTTCGTCCGTCACCAACCCCTTAACGATTGCCGCGGTTTCCTCAGCCACTTGCTCGGCTGTTTTCTCATTGTCTGCCGGCGCCGCCTCTGCCTCAATGAAATGTTGCACCCATGGGTGCTTTGCCACCTCGTCGGTAACTTCGTGCTTGCCAACCGGGTAATGCGTAATTACCGCATCAACGTTAAGGTTAAACGCTTTTACAACTTGAATTGTCGCCATGCCGTTTCCCCTTAAATGTTATCGCGGTAGCCAAGTGTTTCGGGATAAACAAACTCAACCACACCCAAGCGGCCAAAGTATGTTGTCAACTGGCGCAAGTCGCGGTATTCCAGCGGTGTACGTTGTAACGGCACCAATGGGAAACGCACTTTGTCGTCGTCAGGCGTGTAAGCAACCATGCGGTTTGTGTTGCTTGTGCCACGATTAGTTAACCACTTAACCGGTTGAATATCAAGCGGTCTGCCGTTGATTGAGTTTGACAAGCTGTTTTGTTTCAAAAACTCAAGGATTGAGATATTGCCAGCGGTTGAAACCAGCTTGCTTACTAAGCGGCTGTAATTTACCGGGTCAATCAGCAATTTGCTTGGGCATACAGCGTAAGCTGAGGCTGTCCAAACTGAGTTAAGCAACTCGTTAACGTCTGCCAAGATTTGGTCAGCGGTAGCTGTGCCCCAGCCGCCGGTTGTTGCGTTGGCAACGTTTGTAACCAATGAGCTATTAACCAAGCCAGTAAAGCCAAGCGCTGTGTCACCAATGTACACTTGCTCGTCAATATCCATTTGGTATTTTAATTGCATACCGCTGAATTTTTGCTGGTCAACTGGACGGCCTAACTTCTGCGCACTTTCTAACTCCGGCAAAGTCCAGCCCAATTGCATTGCCCACAAAGGCAATGGGTTTGAAGTCTTGCCAATGTCCAGCGAAATGCCAGTAATAGCGTTGGCATCTTTGCCAACCCATGCCTTGCCTGAGCCTTGCACGCCCGGAGCGGCCGCAAAGCTTGAGTTTGTAAATGAGCTAAACTCGTCGGCAATGCTTACGTCCTCGCGTAGCATAATGTCGCGCGACCAAGTAACGGTCGCAAGCGGCATGTGTAGCTTTTGGTCTAAGCGTTCAAGCTCGCCAATTAAGAAAACGCCAGCGCTATCAATAGTGCGAGCGTCAAAAGTCATAAGCGCGTCGCGTGTTGCGACACGAATTAAATTGCGTTTCATGTTCTACCCCTTATTAAATGTTGTAAGCAATTTCAACGTTGCCGTTAGCGTCTGCGGCACCTGCGAAAGTTGCGCCAGCAATGGCAATTGTGTTAACGCCGTCAGCCGCCGCCTCAAAACCGCCAATAGGCTTGCCTGCCGCCGCCGCCGCAATACGCACATAAACTGCGCCGCCCACCGCCGGGGTGCCTGCGTTGTTTTTAACGTTGATATAGCCTGAGCGTAAAACGTCAGCCAAGCCCGTTTTTGGTGGCACTGAGGTGCCCAGCGGGTCGCTTGCGTTTGTGCCCGTAATTGGATAAGGGCGCACTAAAATGCCGTAAGCGTCGGCGGCTGTTTCTGCGCCTGCAAACGGCACAAACTTGCCGGATGCAATCTTGCCAAATAAGCCAAATGCTGAAAAAGGCAAAGAGGCGTTTAAAACTTGTGCCTCAATCTTTGCTTGTGATTGGCGAGTTACGTCGCCGGGGATGCCAAAAGGCATACGAGTTAAAAAAGCTACCATGGTAATTTTCCTTTATGTTAGCGGCCGGTTTGCTTGGCCCAATGTTCCCGATTACGGGCGTTAATATCGGCTGGGCTTGTCGCTTTACCGAAATCCGTTGTTTTCGCGGCGCTCATGCGCATGCCGCGATTGTTGTTGCTTGCTCGCATCAACTCAGCCGCGCCAGTAAACACCGCGCTTAATGCGTCGCCGGTTAAAGTTTTAATTTCGCGCTTCATCAAAAACGGCTCGATTGCCTTTTTGCCGTCAGCGGTTGCGTATGCTGTGCTTAAAGCCTTGCGTTGCAATGTTGCAATCGTTTTGCTTGAGCCTTTGGCGTCGCCTGTTGGCACTTGAATGCCCGGTGCTAAAATCTCAGCGCGTGCAATTACTGCTTTTAAGCTGTCGCCTGTCAGCACTTCGCCCTTAGCCTCTTTGTTAGTTTCCGCGGGTTCAGCCTCAAGCACGTCGTCGCCGGTTTTAACCTCGTCTTCGTCCTCCGGCTCGTCGCCATCAGCGTCAAGGCTAGTTTCGTGCTCAGCCTCCTCCATTGGAACTAACTTGGCCAACACCGCCTCAATACGTGCTAAGCGCTCGCCAATGTCGTTCTCGTCTGTGGTTTTTTCCTCAGCCTCAAGCTCTGATTTTCCGGCCGGCACTTGGCTTTCCATTTCGTCCTCGTCGCCGGTTTCTTTTTCCAGTTTCTCAGCCTCAACCTCGCTGTCTAAAAACTTTTTGAGCTTGTCAATAAAGCTCAACTTTCCTTTTGGTTTCTGTTTCATGTCTAAATCCTTATCTTGAATTGAACAACGCGGGCCAGCGCGGCCACGCTCTACAAGCGCCACATGATTGCCAATGATGTTCAGTTGGCGCCCTTTGCCGGGTGCCGTTTGCTCATAATCAGCCTCATAGCCGCACGAAACCTCTCGAAGCCCCGCGCGTACTGCCTCAATCGCTTGCTGGTCGGTTACTAACAAATCAGCAAGCAAAAGGTCGTCCTCAATACCGGCGCCGCGGCGCACGTTTTGAGTTACCCCAACGGCTAACTCTTTCCAGTTTTCCGGGTTAACGAAAGTGTCGGGGTGGTCAATCGTTACCGGCTTGCCCTCAAAGCTCGCCAGCGTTTCATCTTTAAATACTTCATCAGGGGCGCGCTCAATCTGCAAAAGACCATCAGCGTCGCCCTCTAGCGGGATTTCTTTGTCGCTATACATTTGATTGCCAATGCGAGCAATGGGCACGCTCTCGCATAGCAAAAAGCCCTCAGGCGTCATGCTTTGCTTGGGGCCTAGTTGCTCAACCGTCAAAAATCCCATGCGGTCGTTTGTTTTGGTTTTCATGGTCTTGTCCAATAAAAAACCCGCCGGAGCGGGTTGTGTGTGTTGCGTCGTGCATGTGTTAATCAGGCAATAAAACTTGCGCCCAGCAACGGCAATTTGGGAAACAACCAGCGTGTCCGGTCATGCCGTCAAGCGTTGGCGGGTCGCTCCATTTCACAATCTTGCCTTGCATTTCTTTGTGACTTTGGCGCACGTCGCCGTCGCGGCTGGTCTGCCAAATATAGCCGTCACTGCCAACGTGCTTGGCCCTCGCCTCGGTCAATACTGAGCCAGTGCGGGCAACCTCAGTGCGTGCAATCAACATAGCCTTGCTTTTACTGACTTCGCCACTCCGCAAAATCTCTTTAGCGATTTGGTTTGCGCGGGTGCTGTCCTCCAACCCTTTGAGCGTCAAATCATGAACGCGCTGTGCGGCGTCAATTGGCATGCTTTTAATGAGCGTCACTTGCTCGCTTAATAGTGCTCGCATAACCTCGCCAGCCGGGGCCAGCATAATGTCGCGCATAAGCCCCTTGCTTATTTCGCCGCCAAGCGCACGCCATGCGTTTATATCGCGCGCGTTTACTTCGGTTAGCATGTCAGTTGCAACCTTGGTCGCCCATGGCGTTAGCGCCTCACCGTAGCGCCTCAGCATGTCGTTTAACGTGCTGGCCTCGTTTAAGTCTTTTGGCTGGTAGCCGGTAATAATTTGGCCAATTTGCTTGGCAAGTCGGCTAAGTTGCTGGGCGTATATCCTCTCGGCTCGCCTCGCTTGTACCGGGTTTCGGGTTTGTTTCATTATCTAAGTCCTCGCCCTCATTACCTACCTCGTTAAAGTCGGGCGGCGGCTCATTCTCAGCCTCTTTAATGTCCTCGTCGGTAATGTTGCTAAACACGCCTGTTACTGCGCTGGATTGTCGCAACTCTTTAAGCGCTGTGTGTCTGTCAATTAAGCCGCTGTCGCTGGCCTTAGTTACCGCGTCAGTTACCGAGTTGGCAATCGTTGCTTTTTCCGTATCGCTCACTTGCCACAACGGATTAAACTCAATCGCCATGTTGGCTGGTGGTGCCTCGCCAAATGTTGATCTGTAAAGCACGTTGTAAATGGTTTCGACGGCTGAGCGCAATTTACGCTCTTGTTGTTGCTTAATGCTGTCGTAGTAATTGCGCAAGTCGCTTTCACCGGTAGCATTTAAGCCGGCAGGGCTTTGTCCAAACAAGCGCACAAGCGGAATATCAATTGCGCCGCTTAGTTGCTGTCCAAACTGTAAAAGCACGTCGTTTAATCCAGCAAAGCTATAACTGTGCGTCTCAAAGGTGTCCTCGGCGTCCATAAGGGTCATGCCCTCATTAGTTTGGAATTGCCGGATTGCATCAATTTGAGCAATCAGACCATCAAACGCCTTGCCACCCGCGCCGATAATTTGGCGTAAGCCTTTCACTTTGTAAGTGCGTAAGTGCGCTTTGTAAACTAATTGCGCCGCGCCCTCTGTGGTGCTGTCAAATGCAACCAGCCTATCCCATAAGCGCTCAAGCACTGATTGGCCCCACCCGTTCTCAGCAATGCGTTGCCAGTACGGTAACTCTACCCCGTCAAGGCGCAACACTCGGCTGTAATGTATGTTTTGATTAACTAGCGCCTGAGCGTCAGCCAGTATTTTGTAATACTTAGGCTTGCCCAAGTCCGGGCCGTAATCTGTCACCAAGTCCTCAAGGGTTGGTTGAATCATCCAGCGGTCAAGGACTAGCAAGCCCTTGAATTGGTCTTTTTGTATCGTGTCTTTGCGTAGCGGTGTGCTAGGGTTTTGGCCGTCAATCAGCATAACCGCAATGGCGCCGCCGTAAAGGCGCGACCATTTAGTTGTGTCGTTAATGGCATCCCATATTTTTAGCTTGCCGGCGGCTTTTTCCAATTGCTCCAACTTGTCCGGCTCAATGTCGCACTTGACGTTAACCCCCTCGCGCGTCATGTCGTCCGCAAAAGCGTCAACGCTCTTGCCCGCAATCCAGCTTGAGCGGTAAGCAAATTCAAGTTGAATGCGGTTGCGGCTGATCGGTGAAAAGCCGTAATTACTGCCGTCGTTTTGACTGCCTGCACCCAAACCCACCCGCGCAAGCAGATTTTGAAAACTATCGGCAACCTTAGCCGCAATAGTTTTGCCGCCTGCGTCGTTTGTTTGAGTGCTCATTTAACAATCCTTGTTTATTTACTTTTTAAGCTTTTCTTTCAGCGCTCTAACTTCGTTTAAGGCTGATTGCATTAACTCTGCCCGGCTCATATCCTCGTCAAACGCTCCCGTTGCAATAAGAGTTTCGTCCTCCCCGCGGGTAGGGTTGTAAAACTCCTCGTCGCTGACTTCCGGCGCTCTAAAGTTTGGATTTTTAGGAATTGGTAACATTATTTAATTTTCTCAAAAAGCCAGTCAACATGCGCCTCCAACTGTGCTGGCAACGTACCGCGCTTATAATCCGGGTCTGTCACCATTGCGGCCAATTCCGCATCAAGCTCATTTATGTTGGTTGTTGCATACTCGCTTATGTTCTGCCTTATCCAATCCCGGCGTTTGCTCCGGTCGGGTAAAGCTTCGTCCATTACCTTAGCCAAGCGGTCGGTTGATCTGACGTTTTCACGCAAGCCCAGCGCGTGAGCTAATTCGTGCACAATAGTTGCTCTCGTTTGGTCTTTTGCTGAGGAGGAAACCGACCAACGTCCTTGTCCGGCGGCAATTCGTGCCTCATGGCGGTTGGATTGCTCCTCATTAAATGAGCCGCGCTTTGTCGGGCTTATAGAAAAATAGCCGTCATTGCCTTGGCCCATCATGCCGCCACCCCATGCGTGCCCATTAGCCGCGCCGGTTGAGCCTGCAACAAGTTGCACGTTTGCCTTGCTTAATGCCTTTTTAACATCAAACCCGGAGGCTTGCAGTGTTGCCATTGCGTTATCAACGTGCGTTATCATTTCGCGCATTGCCTTTGCTGAGGCTGTCTTTTGTGTAATGTCAATTGAGGTGTGCCCGCGTAGCCTATGGCCGGGGTCTTTACTCTCAATTTGTTGCAGGCGGTTATATTCCTGCAAGCGGCTTTTTAATTCCTCCGGCGGTAAATTTCTGCCGCGGACTATTTCTTGCCGGTAATATTCTTTTGCTTTGCCTTGCTTTACGCCGTTAGAAAATCCAAGCCCCCAACTTTCGCTCAGCTTAGCGTGTACGCTTTCGGGCGTGTCGTCAGCAAATGAGCGCCCGGCTGGCGCCTCTTTTTTCTTACGTGGCTGGCCTTTTTTGGCCTCTTTTTCAAGCTTAGCAATTTGTTTTTTATGTGCGTGGTATGCAATAGCGTGCTGAGTTAACTCTTTCGGCCTTGCCGCTTTCCAAGCATTCCAAGCGTTATATGCCGCAAGGTGAGCAACCATTGCCGCCTTTTCGTCCTCAAGCGTCTTTGCGTTTTCCGTTAACTCATTGGCTTTTTTGGATAACTCAATTTTTTTGGCTCGCTCAAATTCGTAACTTTCTTTTGAGCCTCTAGCGTAAGGGTTGACGTCGCTTGGTGCCGGTGCGGCCGTTGGTGTTACTGTCGGCGCCGTTGGTGCGGGTGCCGGGGCCGGGGTTGGTGCCGCGGCAGGCTTTGGCGCTGTCGCGGGTGCGGTTGCGCCGGTGCCTGCTGAGGTGTTTGTTTTTTGCTCCGGCTTTGCAGGCCCCAACCATATTGCAGGGGCGTGCTGGCCCTCGGTGCCGCGCTTTTCCGGGCTCTTGCTCTTAGGGCTTACAACTTTGCCGTTGAGCTTGCCACCCGCGCCGCCGATAATCTGGCCAGCGCCGTTGATCAGTGCCGGGGTGCCCTTGCCGTTGCCTTTACCATTTGGGTGTAATGTAATCCAGTGCTCGGCGTCTTTAAATCCTACGTCGCCAACAACGCGCTTATACATTAACTTGCTCATTAAAAATTCCTAATCGGTCATTCGTGCCCATGTGTCCAATATGTTGCCCGTGGCCACCATGTCGTTAATTGCGTCAACCATCGGGTCAATTTGGTCGTCGTGTTCGTGGCTGTCGGTTGGCGTAAAAGCCTCGCACTCGCCCACAAACTCGCTAACCCAAGCCGCATCATCCGGGAGGTAAACGCGGCCGCTTTCAATGTAGCCGGTTATGTCCATAACTCGCGTTAACTTATCTTTAACCCGCTCAATAGCTTCAACCGGGATTGCGCTAGTAACGCTCAGGTCTTGAATTAAGCCCGTGCCGCTGGCTTTGTCCTCAATGGCCATGACGCGCAAGGCGCCATATTCCACCGGGTCAACGGCTTGGTGTTTATTCCAAAAGTCCACAACGCGGCGCTTTAACTCCGGCGCCTCCCACTTGCCACGCATTTGATCAATCAAATATGCGTAACCGTCAGCACCTTTGCCCCAGCATTGCAAAACTGTAAAGTCGTTATGCTCTTTGGTCTTTTGCGCGGTATCTGCAAAAATCTTGCGATAAGTCAAATGCGGCAATACGCGGTAACGCTTAAACCATGCGCCCTTGATAATGCCACCGCCGAGCGGTGCGGGTCGTTGCTGGTATTGCCCAGCGTAAACGTAACTGTTTTTGCCACGCATGACGGCCAGCATGTCGGCCGTGTGTTTTGCAGGCCATAGCGGCTCGCCAATCGCGCGCCCCAGCGGGTCGTCTGTGCTGTCGCACTCAGCCGGCAAAATAACGGTTTCCCATTTCTCGCCGTTGCCGCCTTTAATCAACCAACCGGCCAAATCGCTTTCATGCAATCGTTGCATGATCAGAATTATTGGCGTGTTGGTCGGGTCGTTTTTTCTGCTCTCAAGTGTATTGGTAAACCAATCAAGCACGTTTTGCCGCATTACTTGGCTGGTCGCCTCGTCCGGTTTGTGCGGGTCATCAATGATGATTGCGCCACCAAAGCCTTTGCGGTGCTTGCCAGCGCCGTAGCCGGTAATCGTGCCGCCTGCACCCGCGGCATACACAATGCCGTTTGCGGTCGTGCGCCATTCGCCTTTTGCTGAGCTATCACTGCGTAAATTCGTGTCCGGAAATATTGCCTTATATTCCTCATGCTGGATTAGCTCACGGGCAACCCATGCGTTATTAGTCGCAAGGCCGCCGGCGTAGCTGGTCAAAATAAACTCGCTATCGGGCACCTTGCCCAAGCACCAAGCAATGAAGTTAAGCACCAACTCAGTTTTTGAGTAGCGCGGCGGTATGTTGATGATCAGGCGCTTGCAATCGCCGGTATAAACGCGCATGAGCGCATTGCAAACAAGCTCATGGTGCGGCGCCTTAATCCAAGCAAAGCCTTTGCGCTTGAGAAACATCCAGCGGCTAAAGTCGTATAAATCAGCCCTTGCATAACCTCGCGCGGCCAATATCTCGGCATCATTAAAACTTGTTTCTAATGCCATTTTTTATGGCCTCGTCCAATTGCTCCGGGGTTACGATTGATTGCTGTATAGGGCCGCCGTTTGCCCCGGTAACTTCCTGCTGTATTTTGTCGCCGTATTTCTTAGGCAATAGTCTTGAGGCAACCCACTTGCGGCTGTCAATCCTAAGCTTTTGATGTTGCACAAAAGCGCTGTCCATTCTCGCGGCTCCTGCGTCGTCAACAACAAGCTCCGGCGGTTCGTCTGCAATCTCAACTATTTGGTCGGCGTAGTTTTCAGCCTGCAACTCTTTTGCGCGCGTGTATTGCTCAGTAAATTCTTTGTCCTTGCTCAGCCATTCCCAAAACGTTTGGAAAGTTAAGCCAACGGTAATGCATGCCTTGCGCGCGCTCAGCCCGTCCTCAGCTATCAACCGGCAAAGCTCATTTTTAAGCACGTCGGTTTTAATCGTCGGCCTGCCAACTTTCCGCTTTTCTGTTGCTGGTTGTTTTGTTACTGTTTTTTTAATGCCGTCTTTTGACGGCTTTTTTACGGTCGTCATAATAAGCCTTTAAAAAAATCCCCAGCCGGAGCCGGGGTAAGAGGAGTGCATGTCAGGCGCTTACGCATCAACAAATGCTAGGGAGGGCACCGCGTTGCTTAGGAGCAAAGGGAGGGCCGGCATGGAAACCGAGCGGTGCCCAAAACGGTAAGGGGCTGATAACAGCCATTAACTCGGTTTCTATCCGGTCAGTTATCGCCCGCAAAAACTTTTATACGGCTGGTTACTATGCTCAAGGTGAATTACGCGATTACCCTCAATGTTGCACAATAACCATGCGTATAAACACAAAACCCGCAATTAAGCGGGCTTTGGTGATAGGTGTTGCTAGAATAGGTTTTATTTAACTCTTTTGTCCTGAGCGTGTCAATGCATTTATGCATTAAACATAATAAATTTATGCAAACGCACTGTCTGGCACTATCCCCTCGCGTTGAAATATTGGCGTCAACTTGTCAATGCTCCGGTTTTCCAGCTCGCGCAAAGATTTTTTAACTTGAGGAAACACCCGGCACAACTCGCTTTTACTGCCGCCGGCTTGCTCCTCAATATCCCGAAACGTTGGGCGCACATGCTCAAGCTCACCGCATGCCCTTGCAATCAGCCACAAAACCGCGTTGCTTGGTATGCTTGAGTAATTCGGGGCCAAGTTACGCGCAAGTTGTCGCATGGCGTCCACCCGCTCCGGGGTGAAAACGTAAGACTTTGGTTTGCCTTGTCGTTCAATGGTTTTGGTTTGGCCATACTTGGCTTTGATTGCCCAAGCCTCGCAAGGTGCTAAATGCGTATTGATTGCTGAGCGTATCATGGCCGCTTGTCCTCTCACCTCCATTGCGCTTAAGCCGCCAAAGTCAATGCTACTAGGCTCACGCTCGCCGGTGCTCATGCCTAACTCCTCCAAATGCCGGCGCAATATCTTTCCCATTGCGCTCTCTGCTCCTGGTTCGTATGCCTCAATCAAAAAAGAGAAATGCACCGCTTGGCTAGTGCTTTGAAATATCGGGTTAGTCATTTCCTAAAACCTCCCCAAGTTGTTTCTCTGCTTTGTTAACTAAATGTATTAACAAGCCGATTATTGACGCAGATAAATAAAAACCAATAACAATGCCCAAGCCTAAAATCTGCCAATTACTTAACTGCATTGCCTACCCCTTTACGTTTGAAAAAATTGCAACGAGTGCCGCCGTTGTCGCTGTGCTTGTTTCCTCGGTCGCATGATCTCGTTTTGGTATCTTTGAACATAATCACGTTTTCATTAACACAACCGTCGCATTGCTGGCGGCGTATGGCGTCCACTAACTCGCTTGGGTCGCGGTAAAACTGTGCCGGGTATGCTGTCATGCCTCGGCCTCCACAAACTCACTTATTTGCACTTGGGCATTCGCGGCCTCACCGTAGCGCTTGATGCATAGTAATGAAACAATTTGCTTGTCGTCCTTGTAAACAATCTCATTCATTGCGTCAAAAATTCCCTTAATCACATTGTCCATGTCCGGCTTGCTGGTCGGGTAAATCTCGCCGTTTAGTGCTTGTGCCTTTTTCTTTTTGCTCCAACTTTCCGGCGGTGTTACGGTTAAATAAATATGCGCTGATAACGCACGCTCAAACGGTTTGCACCCGCGCATTGCGTCCATAGCCTTAACCTTTACTAAGTTTTCATAGCTGGCGGTTTTCTCAGGCGTGTAGGTGGCAACAAATTTACCTCGGCGAGCGAAACGTGGGCGACCTTTGCCAACCGGCGTGCCGGGTATGTGAAAAACGATTTTACTCATGCCGCCTCCATTTCATGCATATTTGCATAACGCTGGGCGTGCTTAGGCGCTGGACGGTTTGGTGAGGCACGGTAAGCAAACAAATTGCAATAATTCGGATAACGAAGCGCAAACAAGCGGGCCATGTCCGGGATAGTGTGATCATTTAGCTTAAATGGGCTGTTATTTTCGCGGACTGTTGTTTGGTGGCGCAAATACTCGCCAATTGTTCGAGCGCTGTAATGTTCGCGGCCTGCTTTTGCTACTTGTAGCGCCTCGTTTTCAAATTGCAGATAAAGGCCCCAATTGTCTGCAACCCATGCCACAAATCCCGGCCTAAATTCGGCCGCATTTTCTCTCAGCAAGTTAAGTGTTAACTCGCTAAATTTAACTGTTTTATCATTTTCCATTTATTATTTTCCCTTTGTTAAAAAATCAATTCTCGATTGCACCATTGCGGGCGCGGCTTCAATGTGCTTTGCACAATCTCTCTCGTAACGCGCGCTTGTATAAGTGCCTGTTGCCTCATACTCACAATAACCAAAACCATGCACGGCCATTGGTGAAGTGCCACCCTGTTTGTTTTTCAGTGAAAAACGTTTGCAAGTTAGGCATTGCACGGTCATGCTACGGCTCTAATGCATTTATGCATAATTTTTGGCGCAACTTCACCAAGTAAATTTATTGCCTGTGTCATTCCTATTAGCGGGGCATTAGTGCCGCCTGCAATCACGGCCTGAGCCTTTACTGTGTCGCCTATCAAAATAGGAGGCTCAACCTTAAAGCCGCCCTTGCGATTTTCGGCGCCAGCTATGCCGATTAAAATTGGCGGGTATTCCTTAGTGTCGCGCTTTATGTGATAGCCGCGGTAACGATTCTCAAACTCTTTGGCAATAAACGGCCACTCATGCTCATTTTTTCCGCACAATGCAATCCAACCGCCCATGTCTAAAATTACTCTGTGAATGATCCAGTCATCAAATGCAATGTCCGAATAAATGCCTGCGCGCTTAACTGCGTTATCAACTTTTGTCCAAGCAATGTATGCGCCGTCGGTGCTAGTGCCCTCAAGCATCAAAACAATGTCGGCCACCTTTGGCATAAACTGGCCATTCTCAGGTTTTTGCGTGTGATTGAAAAATGCGCGCTCGACCGCCTTAAGGTCATATTTGCGCAAAGCATGCCAGTAAAGTGCGATTGTTGTTTCTGATAGGTTTTTTTCGTAGTAATCAGCCAATCCAATTAAAACATCAATAAATCGTTTTTTGTCGTCGTCCTGCATACTAACCTCTCTCCATAAATCTTGCGGCCGCCTCGCGGGTTGCCATGCCTGCCTTACCCAAAACATTGCTTTGTTTGGCAAGCGGCTGATCTAGCCAGCGAGCTTGGTTTAAATACGTGCTTGGGTTAGGAATAAATTGGCCATTTTCCTTTTGCCATTGTTCACTTTCAATTTGCCAAGCTAATGCGTCAGCAATTAGCAATAGTGTTTCTGATTTTTCTTTTAACTTACCCCATGCTTTACTTGCCGCGTCTTTACCAACTTTTTTGGGGTACAACTGCCAAAACCGTTCAAAATTATCGTCGTGGTTGTTTTTGGTTTTTTTGGCCAATGGTGTTTTTGTCTTTGTCTCTATCTCTGCCTCTGTCTCTCTCTCTGTCTCTGGCATAGCACCTTGATTGCAATCCGCTAGCGCAATGCTATCACCAATAAAAAAACCGCTTTCAATCAACGGGTTAAGTCCTGCCACCACCTCGTCAACGCTAGTGCGCAACCTAAAAGCAAGTTTTCGCGGGTCTGCGTCAATTGATCCGTCTATTTGCTCGCTTGCTAGCAACCACAACATTGGTGCTAGCGCTCTGCTAGCAAGAGGCAAGCTTTGATATTCAAAATTATCAAGTAAAGTTTTGTGTAATTTAATCCAAGGTGGCGAGCGGTCTTTGTAGTGCTGAAATGACGCCCAGCCCTTAACAATCAATTTCATAAATTGCCTTTCAATTTGCCCATTAATAAAAGCCCGGCGTGGGGCGGTGGGCAAATATCACCGCCCCAGCGTATGCACACGCCTGCCGGGGTACTGCTCACTAACCTCTCGCTTTCTTAGCGGCTGGTTGTTGTTTGGGTTCGTTTGCTATGAAGTAATCTAAAAGAGTTTGACTTGAGCTTAAAGCTGGATCAGTTGCGCCTCGCGCAATTCTGCTAATGGTGTGCTGGCTTACGGTCTTTAATTCTTTTGATAGCGCCAAGTGCTTGCGCTTATATTCGGTGTTTAGCTTTCTTTGTAAATACTTAATAATTGGTTCGCCGGTTGGGGTTGCATTATGCATTTATGCATATCCTTTCATAAAATTAGTTGGTATTTATGCATTTAAGCATAATGGCTTATTGTGCGCAATACCCTTTAATAAAAAAACTTGCATATTTGCTTATATGATGTGCTAATATTGCTTATATGCATACTTTTAACCTACCTCAAATGATTGCAACGCGCCTGCGAGAGCTTATGGACGGGAGCTTGGACATGCGCACGCAATCGGCAGTAGCTAAACGTTCCGGTGTTGATCAGTCAACTATCGGCCGCATATTAAATCAGCAAAATAAAACTACTATCGGCACGCTTGAAAGCATTGCAAAGGCTTTTAATGTTGAACCGTTGGAACTTATTATTAACAAGCCTGCCAATAACGAACTTAACGAGTGGCAAACGT